GTGTTGAGGCCGGCCTTGACATGCCTTCCGACTTCTTTCACTTATTTGTGAAAGATGAAACTAAAATGAAACGTTAAAGGAGAAACATGAACAACGAAACGGGAAACGTGGTAAAAAAAGAAGCAAACTTGCCAACAGCTAGTTTGTTTGAGAACGACGCTTCACAAGGTTTAGAGAATATGGATCAGCAAGACCTTGCTCTTCCATTCTTAAGAATCTTGGGACAGCTATCGCCGCAAGTAAATAAAAGAGACTCTAAGTATGTAGAAGGTGCCGAACCAGGTATGATTTACAATACTGTGACTCATGAAGTTTATGACGGCACAAAAGGAATCAATGTAGTTCCTTGTTATTACAAGAGAGAATACATTGAGTGGCAAGATAGAGGAGAGGGTTCTGGTGCACCTGTAGCAATACATGCTTCAAGTAGTGGCATCATCAACGAGGCAACTCGTGATTCAATTAATAAAGATAGATTGAAGAACGGAAACTATCTTGAGAACACTGCATCGTACTTTGTGATAGTGTCAAAAGACAATGGAGCAGAAACTGCTCTGATCACAATGAAATCGACACAGTTAAAGGTGAGTAAAAATTGGAACTCAATAATGAGTGGTATTAAATTACAAGGTAAGAACGGAATGTTCACACCTCCAATGTGTTCACATTTATACAACTTAAAAACAGTACCTCAGTCTAACGACAAGGGTAGTTGGTTTGGTTGGTCTGTGTCCAAAATAGGTCCTATACAAGATAAGGCCTTATATGAGCAAGCAAAAAGCTTTGCAGATAGTATTAAAAAGGGTGCTATCCAAACAAAGCATGGTAAAGAAGAGATTACGGAAGATAAAGTTCCGTATTAATTTTCCCCCCTGGGAAAACGGGGCAGTGATGGGAGACTGGATCTGCCCCAAAAAGAAATAGAATGATTGATAAGTTTAAAAATATATTTGAAGGATTGACTATAGCGTATGGTCAATATCAAAAAGGAGAGAAAGGTGAAAATGGAAAACAAAAAGGTAAGGCCTTCATTGTACGTCAGCAGGTTACGAAAGAATTATTTGAGAACCACATCAAAGGTGTTGGACCTGCGCTTGGAATTATCCCAATTACGGAGACGAATGATTGTAGGTGGGGTTGTATTGATGTTGACGAGTATGATCTTGATCATAAGTCTCTTATATCTAATATTCGTAAATTAAATTTACCACTGGTAGTTTGTAGATCTAAGTCTGGTGGTGCACATTTATTTTTATTTGCTAAAGAAGTTGTTTCAGCATCTCTCATGCAAAAGACACTTAAGCGTATGGCTAAAGTTCTTGGGTATGAGGGTTGTGAAATATTTCCAAAACAAACAGAAATACTTGTAGAGCGTGGAGATACAGGTAATTTTTTAAACTTACCTTATTATAATGGCACACAAGGTTTACGTTATGCACTAGATGATGAAGGTAATGCTGCTACTTTAGAATCATTCTATTCTATGTACGACCAGTATGTACAAGATAAATTAGAAGAGATAGAAGTAGTAGAAACAAAAATAGTAGACTCATTTCCTGATGGACCACCTTGTTTAAATAAATTAGCAGAGACAGGTTTTGGTGAAGGATCTAGAAACAACGCATTATTTAACATAGCAGTATATTACAAACAAGCTAAGCCAGATTCTTGGGAAGATGAATTAGTAAAAGCAAATATAAAATATGTAAGTCCACCATTAAGTAATAGTGAAGTTCAACAATTAATAAAATCAGTAAATAGAAAAGGTTACGACAAGTATAGATGTAAAGATGCACCTATCAATGCAGTATGTCAGTCAGGTCTTTGTAGAACAAAAAGATTTGGTGTAGGATTTGGTGAAGAAGATATGCCTTTGTTAGGTAATCTTACAAAGTATACATCAAAACCACCACAATGGTTTTTAGATGTTAATGATAACAGAATAGAATTAAAATCAGAACAACTATACAGCTCACCTTTGTTTGCACTAGCATGTTTAGATCAAGCAAACTTAGTTGTGCCTGTACCAAAAGCAAAAGATTGGAAACAATATTATCTAAAACCATTATTACAAAACGTACAAGAAATAGAACCATTAGAATCTTTAGATTCTACAAATGTAATTTTAGATTTATTACAAGACTGGACTACAAATAGACAATCAGCAAGAACTATTGATGATGTGTTTAACAAACTACCATACACAGATGACGATAGAGAATTTACATATTTTAGAATGGAAGACTTTTATAATTTTTGTAAGAAGAACAACTGGGAATTAGACAAAACCAAGACAGGTAATCTAATAAAACAACTAGATGTATTTATTGAGGAGTCAAGGGTTAGAGTTAAGAAGCAACAACCTAGACTGATAAAGATAAAAGCACTCAAACAAATAGAAGCTAGCACATCACAAATCAAATATCAGGAGGAGCATTTTTAATGAACAAGATAGGTACGAATTGGAAATACCAATGGTTACTACTTAAATCACAATACGACATGGCAGAAGCTAAAATAAAAAGACTAGAGAGAAAGATAAAAAAATATGAAAACAATAATATTAGGTCCACCCGGAACAGGAAAAACAACAACACTGTTAAATCTCGTAGACGAATTTATACAAAAAGGAGTGCGGCCTAGACAGATAGGATACTTTTCTTTTACAAGAAAAGCAGCAACAGAAGCGGCAGAGAGAGCAGCTAAAAAATTTGAACTTGATCAAGACACAGATCTAGAAAATTTTAGAACGCTTCACTCATTTGCATTTCAAAAATTAGGAATGGCGAGAGAGAAGATGATGTCGCCATCTGACTATAAAGAGTTTGGTAAAAAATGTAATATACCTATCAAGACAGCCAGGTATTCTTCAGAAGATGGTACTTTTAATTCTGACAATGAGTACCTTACAATAATAGAAACAGCTAGAGTCAAACAAATGGATCTACTGCAATATTATGATTCAAGACAGAATATATTGGATATAGAAAGAAACACTTTGTATCTTCTATCAGAAGAACTCAAAAGATATAAAAAAGAAACAGGTAAAAAAGATTTTACTGATCTTATACATGACTTTATTGCTAAAGATATTACAGCAAACTTTGATGTATTATTCATAGATGAGGCACAAGATCTATCTTCTCTGCAATGGGATATGGTAAGGAATATGTGGAATCAATCAGATAAAACATACATAGCTGGTGATGATGATCAAGCTATATTTAAATGGGCTGGTGCAGATGTAGATCACTTTATAGCTCTTAAGAAAGAAGTAGATAAGATAGAAGTTCTAAAAGAATCTTTTAGAATACCTGGAGGTCCTATACATGAATTATCACAAAAGATAATCGGAAAGGTACAAAATAGATTTAATAAAGAATATAAACCAAGAACAGAAGAAGGTATTTTAAAAAGATATTCTGATCTTACACAAGTCAACATGTCAGAAGGACAATGGCTTGTATTGGCTACAGCTAATTATTTACTAGATGATGTAAAAGAATTATGTGAATTAAGAGGTTGGTATTATCAATATAAAAACAAAAATTCTATAGATATAAAACTATTGATGGCTCTACAAAATTGGGAACAATGGAGAAGAGGTAGTTTATTAACTCATATAGAAATAAAAAACATCTACAGATATTTAGGCACAAATGTGGCAGACGGATTTAGAGAGGGAAAACTATTTCATTCTGATGATAAATATACGTTGAAAGAATGCCAAGAAAAATATGGATTAATTACAGACAAGGTTTGGTATGATTCGTTTGAAGGACTTGATACTTTTACAGAAAACTATATAAGGAATATGAGGGCTAACGGTGAGAAGATAAACGTAAATCCTCGTATTAAAATGTCAACAATACATGGAGCAAAAGGAGGAGAGGCCAATAAAGTTCTTATTCTACAGGACTTAACTAACGCAGCATTAGAAACTTTCAGTCACGATCCAGATGAATTACATCGATTGTTTTACACTGGAACGACAAGGACAAAGAAAGAATTGCATATAGTTGATCCAAAAGACTTTAACAAAGCCTATATATTATGAAAACAGAAGAAGCATTACAAACAGCAAAAGAACTTATCTCAGGACCAAGAGCAAAGACGTATGGAGATAAGGTAGTTAACCACGCCAACATAGGAAAACTTTGGTCAGCATATCTTGATAAAGAAATTACAGCACACGACGCAGCTGTCATGTTAGCTTTATTAAAAGTTGCAAGAACAAAGTTTGGTAATCCAACTGAAGATACATACATTGATGCTGCTGCATACATGGCGATAGCCGGTGAATGTAAATTTGAAGATGATGGAGAAGATTGGAAAGAGGGTTACGATAATTGGAAGAAGAGTAAAAAATGAGAACTACACAGCCACCACTGTTCTCACCTGAAACAGAATGGGTTATGCCTGATGAGCTTAAAGATCTAACTCATTGTAAAGAGATAGCCGTTGACCTTGAAACGTATGATCCAAACTTAACTGTAAGTGGATCGGGGAGCGTGGTTGGTAATGGACACATTGCCGGTGTAGCGCTGGCCGTGGAAGGTTGGTCAGGTTATTATCCAATAGGACACGAGAATGGTGGCAACATGGATACAACATTAGTATTCAGTTGGCTTAGAGATTTATTTAAAGATCCAAACAAAACATTTATTTTTCACAATGCAATGTATGATGTGTGTTGGCTTAGATCAAATGGTATGCATATTGCAGGTAAGATTGTAGATACTATGATAGCTGCATCATTAATAAATGAAAACAGATTATCATATAGATTAGACTCACTTGCAAAAGAATATGTTGGTAAAGGTAAAGATGAAAAAGTTTTACAAGCAGCAGCAAAAGCATGGCAGATAGATCCAAAGAAAGATTTATGGAAACTACCATCTATGTATGTAGGTCAGTATGCAGAACAAGATGCAGAGTCTACATATAAACTATGGCAAAGATTACAAACAGAATTGTATGCACAAGAACTTACAGATATATTTAAACTAGAAACAAAATTATTTCCTTGTCTTGTTGATATGAGATTTAAGGGTGTACGTGTAGATATAGAAAAAGCACATAACATAAAAGCTAAACTAGTAGCTAAAGAAGAATCTATACTACATAATATTAAGAAGATAACAAATGTGGATGTAGAGATATGGGCTGCAGCTTCTATTGCAAAAGTATTTGATCATTTAAAATTACCATATGATAGGACAGCAAAGACAAACAAACCTAGTTTTACAAAAAATTTCTTAGCAAACCACCCACATGAAATTGCAAAAGAGATTGCAAGTGCAAGAGAGATAAACAAAGCACACACAACATTTATAGAAACAATATTAAAACACTCACACAAAGGCAGAATACATGCAGATATAAATCAAATTAGATCTGATGATGGTGGGACTGTGACTGGTAGATTTAGTATGTCTAACCCTAATTTACAGCAGATACCTGCAAGACATAAGGATTTAGGCCCCTTAATTAGGTCAATATTCATTCCCGAAGTTGATTGCAAATGGGGTACATTTGATTATTCACAACAAGAACCTAGAATACTTGTGCACTATGCTAAGCTTCAAGAGCTTCCAGGTGTAAACGAAATTGTAGACGCATATAATACTGGTGATGCAGACTTCCACCAGGTTGTTGCAGACATGGCAGGTATAGAACGTAAGCAAGCCAAGACAATTAATTTAGGTCTTATGTATGGAATGGGTAAGAATAAATTGATGGCAGAGCTAGGTTTAATGAAAGAATCTGCTGAGAAACTTATAAAACAATACCATATCAAAGCACCATTTGTAAAAAGACTAATGGAAAATGTATCAAATAAAGCCAATGATAGAGGTAAGATACGTACTTTACTAGGTAGAGCATGTCATTTTGATTTATGGCAACCTATACACTTTGGTGTCTATAAACCATTACCACTAGAACAAGCTAGAAAAGAATATGACGAACCTTTGAAGAGAGCATTTACATATAAAGCTTTGAATAGATTGATACAAGGATCTGCAGCTGATATGACAAAAAAATCTATGGTGGCTTTGTATGAAAATGGTATAATACCACATATACAAATCCATGATGAAGTTGATATATCTGTGGATTCGGATAAAAAAGCTGAGGATATTATTAAGATAATGGAATCAGCAGTTGAGTTAAAAGTTCCAAACAAAGTTGACTATGATAGCGGAGAAAATTGGGGCGAAATAAAATGAGGATTTATTATGGCTTACTTAAACGCAAACATTCCTGTAGAATACGCACAAATAAAAAGAGAGTATCTTTATGACCTTAAGAAACATCATGGAGAAGTTGAAGACTGCATTATTTTTGGTCTTTCGGCTCTTACAGGGCGTAGTATCCTTTTTCATTGTATTATGGAAAATGGAGCTGTCTACTATCGTCTCCCGATATCTGCGTTCATTCAAAGAGGCTTTAAGCCAGAAGAAGTTCCTAGACGTAGACTTGACGAGTTACAGCTTTGGAATTGTTTCAGTTATTATCCTGCTGTTACTACTTGGGATATTTTAGAAGCACAA